CGGTTTGGTGTTCGGTCGTCATACCCGTTCCTCTTCGCGTGTTGGGCGAGACGTGCTCGGCCAGGGCGTTATGAGCCTCATCGATCGTGCCGAGCCGATCGGCGAGCCCGGCGCCGAGGGCGTTATCGCCGAAATAGAGTGCCGCTTCGGTCATGCGCAGCCGTTCGGGCGGCAACCGGCGATGCTCGGCCACGCCGGAGATCAGCATGTCGTAGATGCGATCGACCTCGCCCTGGATTTGGCCGCGCGCCTCGGCCGAGAGCGGCATGTGCGGACTGGCGTCGATCTTGCGCGCGCCCTTGTAGAGGTATGTGAAATTGAAACCGGCCTCGGCGTCGAAGCGCGACTGATCGGCGTGCAGGGCTACGACCCCGATGCTGCCGGCGACCCCGGTATTGGTGATCCAAACCCGCTCGGCCGCGGCAGCAATCGCATAGGCGGCCGACAGCGCGTCGTCATTGGCGATCGCCCAGACCGGCTTGACCTGCGCGGTACGGCGCACTTCGCTGGCAAAGTCGAAGACGCCGCCGGCCTCGCCGCCGGGGCTGTCGACTTCGAGCAGGATGCCGCGCACGCGGCTGTCGCTGCGCGCCGCGCGCAGCACATGCGTCAGGTTTTGATAGGATTGCAGCGGCGTCGAGTCGGGGGTCATTTGCCCGGCGCGGCGCACCAGGACGCCGCGCACCGGCAAGGTGGCGACCCCGCGCTCGATGCGATACCCGCGAGGCCGCTCCGCTTGGGGGATAGTCGGAGCATTGTCGGGGGCCAAGGCTCCGCCCCGCGGGTCGAGCCCGCGGGCCAAGGGTTCACGCAGCATCGCGGCGTTGAGCCCGGCGAGCAAGGCTTCGAGCCGAGTCGGCTGAATCAATAGCGGTACGTCGAAGACGCGCGACAGGATGTGCGGCAGCGCGCGAATCATGCCGCCTCCGATGATGTCAGTGCTTCGGTTTCAGTCGGGGTCGCAGTTGGTCCGCCGCGCGTGCCCCAGCCGGGAGCAGGATCGGGGATGCCGTATTGCCGGCGCAGTGCGGCGGCTTCGGCGATGCGGCGATAGACTGTCTCGATGTCGTAGCCTTCGGCCTCGATCGCATCCTGTGGTGCGATCATGTAGCCGTCGAGCGCCAGCTTGATCGCCTGGCGATCCTTCAATGGATCGACCCAAGGGGCGCGCGGCGTGATCGCCTGCATCGCCCGCCAAACCGCCGGCCGCGCGTTGTAGGCTTGCGCCGAGATCGGCACGGCGCCGGCGAGCACCGCGGTGTCCATCCACTTCGCCCATACCCGGCGCAGAAATTGAAAGACCAGCACCGCGTGCTGAAACGCCTCGACCTCCTGGCGGAAGGCCAAGAGCCCGGCGCGCGAGCTGGCGTAAGTCGCCTTGGTCAAATCCCAGGACAACTCGCCATAAGGAATGCCGAGGGCGGCGCAGATCTGCAGAAGCGTGCGGTACTGAAACGGCTCGTAGCTGTTGGGGACGCCACCGGGCTCGGCGAATTTGACGTCCTCGCCGCCATAAAGCAGCACGTTCGCCCCTGGCATGTAGGCGCTCAGATCGTCGTCGGGCCGCGGGTCCAGCGGGTTGCCCTCGTCGTCGCGCTCGTCGGGTGTCGTAAAAAACGTCGCGTAGCGGCTCTGTTGCTTTTGCCGTTCGAGTTCGGCGTCGTCGTAGGCGTCCATCTGAAACAGTTTGACGACGGCGGCGGCATAGCCGGTCAGCCCGCGCAGTTGCCCGGCCTCGACCGGATCGAACACGTGAATGACCTCCTCGGCCGGGACCCGCACCAGATTTTTGAGCTGCAAGGCATCGCGAAACGTGACCGTCGGATCGGTCGGGTTCGACCGGTAGAACCAATAAGCGACGCGCTTGTCCCTGAGGTTGCGGTCGAACTCGATCCCCAGGCGGATCGGCGCCCCGTTGGGTGCCACCTCCTGTTTCCACAGCGGCAGTTGCTCGGAAGGCAGCAATTGCAGTTGCAGCGGCACCAAAAGGCCATCCTGCGGGAACCGCGGGCGCAGCCGGACAAAGGCCTCACCGGCAAGAAACGCTTCTCGTGAAACCCGCCGGGTGATGCCGTAAAAGTCGGTCAGCTCCTCGGCATCGGCCTCGTCGGTCCAATCATTCCATACCGTGTGGATGATCTCGCGGGTGGATCGTTCGGCGACCAGCGACGACGGTTTGATGCCGGCGCCGACAGTTGCCGCCGACCACGAGCGCAAGGCGGCGCGGGCATAGCCGTTGTTGCGCACGGCCCAGCGGGCGCGGGCGATAACCGTCGGCCCGGCGGTCTGCATCAAGGCGTTGATGTGCTGCGCCGCGGGTTGCCACAGTGCCAGCCGGCGCCGCGCCGCACCGGCCTCGAGCCCGGGCGGGGCATTGCGCGGCACGCGGAAGCCGTCGCCAGGCGCCGGGATGTCGCCCCCTGCTTGCGCCAGAGCTTGCCCCAGGCTCGAACTGGGGGGCAGGCTTTGCAGCCGCCGCATCCACCGATGCAGAACCGCGAGCATCACAGTCCCTTGACCAGCGGATTATAGGAAAGCCGGCTGGCGCGCTGGCCGCCGGTGGTGCAGTAGGCGAGCTTGTCTTCGAGCCGATGTATCGCCTTCAGCAAGAAATCGGGATTGTGATAGCCGACCGAGCGCGAACGGTCGGAAACGCTGGAGACCCCGCTGTTGAGCTTGGCGTTGAGTTCGGCGAGTTGGCGCCGGTATTCGGCCTGGGCCTCGGGCGAGCAATCAATCCACAACACGCGACTTGCCTTTCCCGCAAAAGCGGCGCATAGGCCAGATCGGGTGTGTGGGGCCGTTCTTCTTCGGGCCGGAGCTATTAGCGTAGCTTCGGCCCTTTGCTTTTTAGCCTCGGCGCCGTTGCTCCGAGGCGATCCGCCGGATGAGGGCGGTCTTGAGCCGGGCCTTCATCGTTGATCGGATCACCGATTGCACGTCCGGCGTTGCGAAAGTACCGTATATGGTCGGTCCCCACAATTCCTTGATTCGCTCCAAATAGGGCTTACCGCGCCGCCCGTAGCGCCCGGTGCGGCGGAAGACGCCGCGGTGCCCGGATGGCATTGTTGCGATAAAGGCCGAGCCGATGATTTGTGAGCGACCCCACACCGAAGTCCTGATCCCGGCGCCGACCTGGCGCACGCTCGGAAATTCGATCAGCGGAATAGGCCGCCGGCTCGACCGGATGATGACCTGGTAATCGCCGACCCGAACCGTGTCATAGAAGATCCGGTTCTTGACCGTCGCCGATTTGAGCCCGGTGCGGCGCGCGATCAGCGCCGCCCCCTTGGTGATCCCGGCTTTGGCGGTGTCGACCAGCGCCAATGCCACCGCCCGGTCGATCGCCGGCGGGCGCAACGCGGTCAGCCGGCCGAGATAGACCTCGGCGTCGAAAGTGAACCCGCCGCTGCTATTCGCCATGCCGCCGCTTTTATGCCACCGGCGCGGCTGGCCTGACCAGGCCGCAATCAGGCGCGATCCGCGATATTCAACTTAGCCGTGCTCAAATCCGACACAATCTCGCGTCGGCTACAAAACCCCGTTTAACCTCCCTACAGCGCCTTTTCCCGGCCCATCCCTCTTCTCCGGGCAAATCCTCTCCACCTCTCCCCGCGCTCTCTCCGCGCCCCCGGTGCCCTTCTCCCATCCCTGACTAAACCCGCCCTCCGCGCGGCCTCTTTCGCGATCCGCGACGTCCCGCCGCACTTCGCTCCGGCCATCCGCGCGCGACAACCGGAGATTGCAGGCCTGCTTTCAACACCTTAGCGCGGCCACCTATATTCCGCCTCATATCATTGATTTTGTTGACTTATATGCCACATACGCCCATCTTACCACTACCGGAGCGGGAACACCCTTCCGGCAGCTATCGGAGCGGGACCGAGCCCACGGTCTCCTCGGCGGCCCACCCAAAAACCGGCGGGATCGCCCGGCGCGGGAGCTCTCTCGGGAGCGCCTTACCGCGCGGAGACACGGGACACCAAGGCCCATATCCGACCCGAACCGGGAAACCGGGATCGGGCGCAATGACCGGGATCAACCCGGCAGGTGCCGCCCCATAAGCCGGGGCTGCCTGGATGGCGCGCGGGCGTTCCCTGCGGCCATCCGGACAGAACCCAATTCCGGCCAGGCACTCCCGCGCGATGGCGAACTCCACAATGCAGGATTCTCCACATCCGATCGGTCTCGGGCAAGGAATTGCCCGGGGCCCATCCGGACCCAGCAACAAGCGCCCTCCCTCGGGGGCTTTTGTTGCTGCGTCCCGCAGCACGGGAAATCTCCCGACAAAACACCCTGCAATGGAGAGTCAAATGTCGCACACCATCAACAGCACCCGGAATTTTGCCGCCATCCGCGCCCATCGCACGATGGTCGCCAAGCTGCTCGAGACG